ATAAATATCTTTATATATAAGTCAAGAAAGAAAAACATGAATTATAAATTTAGGATGAAACCATACAAGCATCAATTGACTGCTTTGGAAAAGTCATGGAATAAAGAAACGTACGCGTACTTTATGGAAATGGGTACAGGTAAAACAAAAGTATTAATAGATAATATGTCTATGCTTTACGACAAGGGAAAGATAGATGGCGCTTTAATAATAGCACCAAAAGGTGTGATAGGCACTTGGTATAATCAAGAACTACCAACTCATTTACCAAACCACATAGAGAATGTGACTGTATTGTGGCAATCTAATATTACAAAAAAACAAGAAGAAAAATTAGAAAGTTTATTTGAAATAGAAACAGCACTACATATTTTAATTATGAATGTTGAAGCTTTGTCTACAGATAAAGGAGTTAAGTTTGCTTCTAAATTTTTAAACTCACACAAAGTTTTAATGGCTATAGATGAATCAACAACAATTAAAACACCTACAGCTAAAAGAACTAAAAACATTGTCAGCTTAGGCAAGATAGCAAAGTATAGACGTATTATGACTGGATCTCCTGTAACCAAAAATCCACTAGATTTGTTTACGCAATGTGAATTTTTAGATACATGGTTGTTAAATTTTACATCATATTATGCGTTTAGAAATAGATACGCAGAAATGAAAACATTACATATGCATGGTAGACAAATCCAAGTAGTTAATGGTTTTAAAAATCTTGCAGAGTTGTCGGATAAATTAAAACCTTTTTCTTATCGTGTGTTGAAAGAAGATTGCCTAGATTTACCAGATAAAATTTACATGAAACGTCAGATCAAATTAACTAAAGAACAACAGAAAGTTTACGATCAAATGAAAAAAGAAGCCTTAGCTTTCTTTAATGGTAAAAGAGTTACAACAGTGAGTGCTTTAACTCAGTTGATGAGATTACATCAAATAACTTGTGGTCATTTTACTTCTGATGATGGTTCTACTCAAGTCATCAAAAATAATAGAATAAATGAATTAATGGATGTCTTAGATGAGATAGAAGGTAAAGCAATTATCTGGGCCCACTATCAACATGATATTGCCAACATAATAAAAGAAGTAGAAAAAGTCCATGGTCCGGGTTCCATTGTTGACTATTATGGACTAACGCCACAAGAAGAAAGACAACCTAATATAAAGAAATTTCAGTCCGACCCTGAGTGTCGATTTATGGTTGGAACGCCTTCTACGGGCGGCTATGGCATTACTTTGACGGCCGCAAACACCGTAATTTATTACTCTAACGGATATGATCTAGAAAAAAGATTACAATCAGAAGATAGAGCGCACAGAATTGGACAAAAAAAATCTGTAACTTACGTAGATCTAATCTGTGAAG